CACTGTTTCGGTTTTACGAGACAACGGCGTGCCACAGTTTTCACGAGATGAAGAATGGTGTTCGTGTGGCCAGCATTCCAACCACACTTCAGTTCTTCTTTGCATACATGTATTCGGGCGCAGAGGAGTCTAATATTGCCAGCGTTCTTTGCATTGCCCAGCGACTTGTGGACCTCGCAAATAAGAAGCCTGCTCGGCGATTTGACATCTTGACCCCCAAGGAATGCATTGGGGAACAAGAGACATTGACGGATATGAAGCGGAACAAGGCAAAGATGTACATGGATCTCGGAAAGGATAAGACATCCGCCGCCTACTTGGAATACTTCTTCACATATGACCCCAGTGATCCAGCATCCAAGAGAAAGGCCAAGAGCGCACTCGCAAAGCTCAAGGATCTTAAACCGGAGGAAAGTTCCCGTTCCGATACGTGAGAATCAGGCCGCGGCCAGTGTAGGTCAGTCCAGCGCAGGCAGTGCAGGATGCAGATCCACCCGCTACGCTGGAGGACGACTCCTTGATGCCCTGCAGAAACTGGAGGTACACGTTGTTTCCGTTGGGAATGCGAGGACGGACGGCGTTAGGAGTAGATGAATTGAAGAGTTGAAAAATTTCACGCACCCGATTCTGTGCATCTACATCGGATGCGTCACGAATACGCATTCCTTGGATACCCGAAAGTGTTGAACTATTTTGACCACCGGCGCTCATTATAGTGAGCCAAGAATTAAGTTCGTCCCGTGTACCATGTCAAATCAAAGTACTGCGGTCCCGACGGTGTTGCGCGCAAATCGTCTTTTGGAACGTTCGCTGTCAGAGCAGCCACTTCGCCTGCTGACAAGGAACGCGGAGTATACTGAAGAGTCGCAAGAACACCATCCCATCCGGAGTCGGCACGACCACCTGCCGTGATAGACGCTTCGTTCTGTTTGGGGAGCTGTGAGAAGGAGTGGTGCTGACGAATAATGCCATTGATGTACACGTCCATTGCGTCTTGATCTACAATGATGGCAAAGTGTACCCACTTGTTTGCAGGAATATTGTGAATCAGTACAGTCTCGGCAATGTCCGCATACGTATTGACGGCCACCAACAGCGAGTTGGACGTTGTGTCCAGATAGAGACCTGGGCAATCGTCCTTCGTGAAGATGGTCCGCTTTTTGCCATAGTTGTACGTGAAATCATTCACGAGAATCCACCCAGTGTACGAGAAGGTGGCGCCCTCCGGCTGGTTGAATGACCGATTAAGTGAAGTAGACACAGACTTCACCTGCTTCCCCGAGAGCGATCCAGGGATAATATCAACCATGTCTGATTTCTTGGGTTGGGTTGACAGAACTCGCCACACAATGATTCCGATAACGACGGCAACGACAATACCCCCAACAATCTCAACAGCACCCATTACCTACTACTTAGAAACAAACCCTCTTGCACTGAGACGGAGCCCCGCAGTGCGAGGTTCGGATGGCGCCATGGCACCGTCTTCCTTCCATACCATCTTCAGCATAACCTGATATGTGGTTGTGCGCTGGAATTCGGCTGTTTTCGGATCAACTGTCCGAGTGCCAAGGTTGTAGATGTAGTGGATTCGGCTGTGATCGGATGTGTATTCTGTTCGGAGCCATCCGGTTTGTGCAAGGCGAATTGTCCAATCTAGATCTTCGCCCCGCGTTGCATTCCGAAAGGACACGAGATTCCCAATGTCCGTCATGATAATATTTAGGTGATTCGGGGGGCGTAGAAACTCGTCTCCTATACACATGGGCATCGTCAAGGTGTTTTTCACGCTATGCGTGAACGTGTATTGATTCATCTGTCCTCGAAGGCGACAACAGTGAAATCCACCCCGAATAGTGGCAAGCGCATCCTCAAAATATGTAGCCGTCACCGTATCGTCATCATCAATAAACGAAAAATACTTCCCCTTGGCCGACTGAAGAAGCTCTTGACGCTTTGTTCCGATGTTCTTCTCGCGGTTATCAAACGCGATACAGATTTCAATACGAAGATCTGGGCAGAGTACCGCGCGATGTTCATTGATCACTTGGAGAAGTCGCTGCAAACTCTGCTCTCGTCCGGAAATGGTTGCAATCAAAATGCTCCAATCGTATTCGTATGTCTTTCGGGAAATGTAGGTGTGCATGTCTTCAGTCCAGTATCGTTGATTCCGTGCATACAGTGCGTCATTTCGTTCAGGGAATCCAGTGCCTGGATGCTCATGACGAATGAGAACATATGGAATGTATCTACACTTTGACGCCAGACTCCCTTTGCAGAGATCTGTGAACTCCGTGTCGCAAAAGAGGCTCTTGTACTCGGGGTGATACAGGAATCCAAAGGATGTATACATCGTGCGTCCCATGATAGAGATGGTATTCAACTTCTCCCCCTGTGTCCCGTCATTTACCCATAGAATTCCGTTGGTATCCGGAAAGTTCGCCATCATGTGCGAGCGAAGAACGTCATCATACCCCTTGATCTGCGGGCGCATATCATCCGACACCACAACGACAATATCCCATTCCCACGGAACGGAGCTCATATCTGCATTCACAGCCTCAATCTTTGTCTTGCTGGTTCCGTAGTAGATCTCGGACCATGCGGTCGTATGGGTGATGTTTTTGATTGCACGCTGAATGTTTGCGGGTGTCATGGTTGCATCGTCGGTGTCGCAGGATACGCAGATCCCTAACAGATCAGGGCGGTTGGCGAGCTCAACATATTTCTGAAGAACGGCTAAAAATTGAGTTGGGCGAGAACGAGTTGGGCACTTGAGCAAGATCCGCATTACACATTAGAAAGATGAACTTTGGATAACCTTACCCGAACTATCCTTTACAGCAAATGTGAAGGTGTATCCAAAGAGTGTCAGTGAAGAGCCGTTTGTCGTGGTGTTTGTTGACCCGGGCTGAGCAAACGATGCGCAGTTGGTTCCCGCCGAGAAGAAGGCCGATGCATCCGACGGAGTAATCATGTTGGGATAGGCATGCACGTTGCATACGGACCCCGAGAACCCGAGGGCGTCACCGATAACAATGTCTCCGGCCGCTGGACGCGGCACACCCGGAAGGACACAGGACTTGACGAGCTTGCCGTTTATGTACACATCCAAGTTGCGCTGGAAGACGGCAACAGAGACAGAGAACCACGTTTGAAGAGGAACGTTCTCTACCGTGCAGGTGTAGGTATCCCCTGTTGACGACGTATCGCTTGCATCTCCGGAAAAGATCGAGACAGCGACGTCTAGGCTATTGTCGGTCGGATGGAGAGAAATATCGGGGTTTCGGATCGTTGCAGTCGTTGCGTCTTGGCGATACAGGATGCTCTTCTTCTCGCCAAACTGATAATCCCAGTCCTTGATGTACATCCAAAACTGAACGCTATTGTCTGCACCCTGTGTGATGGGTGCATTGGCAGCAGAAATCACTTTTTTGGTTTTCCCGTCTAATGGAAGGGGCGCCTGATCAGGAACCGTGGGCGATCCCAGAATAGATGTTCCCGGTTTCCCTGTGGACATTGCAACTGCATTGTAGATAAACAGTGCGGCGAGAAGTAGAATGACAAGTCCAACAAGCGATACGAGGATTTTCATCACCACGTTCGCGGAATTGAAGCCTGTGGGGGCAACACCTGGGATGGGCTGTGAAGCAGAGGATCCCATTTATGTATCACTTACAAAGGAAGTTGTGGTAAGACACAATGGAAAAACGAATAGATCTACCCGCAAGGTCACAACAAGTAATGTATTGTAACAACTGCGGAACACGAGGTCATCTCTTTCGGGCGTGTAGAGATCCGGTGTTATCGTGTGGGCTTATTCTTGCTGATAGTTCCTCCCTTCCGATTGATCCATCAACTTCTCGGTTGCTGATGATACGGCGGAAAGACAGTATGAGTTTTGCGGAATTTATGCGAGGAAAGTATGACCCTACGGACTTGGAGTACGTTGGGCGCCTGATTGGAAACATGACACTCTCAGAGCAGCGCCTGATTAGTGATACGCCCATTGAAACCATCTGGAAAAGCTTGTGGGGTGATGATCACGGAAATGGCGAGCTAGCCACGTCTAAGGAACGGTTTGAGCAGTTGGACTGGACTGCGCTGGTGAGCAGGCACCCTTCAATCTACGAGGAGCCCGAATGGGGATTTCCAAAGGGGCGCAGAATTCGGGGGGAAAGTGACGTAGACTGCGCGATTCGTGAGTTTGGCGAAGAGACGAACGTTCCCCGTGAGGCCTATCTTGTTCTCAAGAACATCCGTCTTGAAGAAACGTTTGAGGGACTTAATGGCATTACGTATCGCCACATTTACTTTGTCGCACTGGCCCAACACTCGGAGATGATTGACTTGACGCAGCGGTTTACTCCAATGCAACGCCGAGAGATCTCGGGTATTGCATGGAAGACGTTTGACGAGTGCACGGCTCTTGTCCGTCCTCACCATGTTCAGAGGGGCGCAATGATCAATGAACTACGAAGCATCGTGACAACCTTTGAAACTGGCTAGGACGTGAAGCGGAACCCTGCGAGGTAGACCGTAATTGAGTATGCAGCCACACTAATCACAAAGATCCACCACCACAAGGGGAACACAGTTGCTTCCCGATCGGTTGCCCCAAACGGGCGAATCCGTCCTTCACGCCCAAAGGCGACGGACGGTTTCAGGTACAGGAATGCTGCCATCAGGAAGAGATAGATGGTCACCATCCACATCCGGTGATTGCGTCGGGCTATATCCATTGTATGAAGTAGTGTAAAAAGTTCCACACCAAACACAATGAGCGAGTACGTATTGCCAAACAGGAGGGCGTTCTCAGACGCCATTACACGGCAGTTCATTAAGTCGGACTATCGGGCAAAGGACGTGGATCCGTTGGACGAAGAGGATAAGAACATTGACCTATGCGCCAAACGGACGGGCACGGGTCGTGAGCTTTTTCCCTATCAAAAGATTATTCGGGATTATCTGAAGATTGAGACACCGTATCGGGGCCTGTTGGTGTATCACGGGCTGGGATCAGGTAAGACGTGCTCTTCTATTGCCGTGGCCGAGTCGCTGCTGTCGACCAGCAAGGTCTATGTCATGGTTCCGGCGTCCTTGGAAGCCAATTTTCGTGAGGAACTGCAGAAGTGCGGCGATCCCATCTATGCCGTAGAGAACCACTGGACTGTGCGCCAAATGTCAGACGAGGTGCGTGAGGTGGGAAAACGGCTGGGTATTTCGGAGACATTCATGGACAAGCACAATCGCATTTTTGTCACAACGTCAAGTCAGCAACCGAATTTTGAGGGGTTGTCGACGCAGGACAAGGCGGCGATTCGTGAGCAGATCAAGGATGTTCTCGGTCAACGCTTCAATTTTGTTCGTTATAACGGACTGACACGAACGAGCATTGCCGACTACACCAAGGAGGGAATGTATGACGATTCAGTGGTCATTATTGATGAAGCCCACAACTTGATCTCTCGTGTCATTAACGAGTCTGAGATTACCGGCAAGCTGTATGAGTCCATCTACCGTGCCCAGCGCTGCAAGATTGTATTGCTCTCCGGAACTCCAATCATTAACTCGCCCAACGAAATTGCCTTCATGATGAACCTTTTGCGTGGACCGATTGAGCGAATCACCATTCCCTTCAAGACCATTCCTACGTGGGACGAGGAGAAGATTACAAAGGCGTTTCGTACTCTTCCCGAGACCGATACGATTGAGTTCAATACGCTGAAAAAGCAAGTGATGATCACGCGTAACCCTCCTCAGTTTCGGTCCACATACAATGGAGAGGGCGATCGTATTGCAGTTCAGTACATGAAGGACATGGCGTACGTTCCTCAGGCCGCAGACTGGGTTGCATCGGTAAAGACCAAGATTGAAATTGAGGTCGGTGGCGGTGAGATTGCCACGGAGCGCGTGACAACCGAAGAGTTTCAGTGTTTGCCCACAGACTATGAAGAGTTTGCAAGTTTGTTTATTGATGGACTGAATGTGAAGAACCCCATGCTGTTTCGTCGTCGTATTCAAGGACTGGTTTCGTATTTCAAGGGTGCCGACGAGCGCCTTCTTCCGAAACGCATTGAACTTGAGGATACACTGGAGAAGGTTCCAATGTCCAAAGAACAGTTCACACGCTACCTTGAAGCCCGTTGGATTGAAATGAAGATTGATTCTCGCCGAGGCCGAAGCAAGCTGAATGAGAACCTCAGTACATTCCGAGTTCCGACACGCTTGGTGTGCGACTATGCGCTTCCTCTTGACATGAAGAAGCCCGAGGTAGAGGAAGGAGCAGCAGAGGACAAGCCGCAAAAGATATCGGGTGACGAAATTCGGAAGAAGCTCTTGGCGGAAGCTGCTCGGTATCTCTCTGAGAAAGGACTGGAGGTTTTCAGCCCCAAAATGCTGCGAATTCTAAAGAACATAAAGAAGTCCAAGGACGGAAATCAGTTTGTCTACTCTCAGTATCGCTCGTTGGAAGGATTGGGCGTCTTGTCGGCGGTGCTTGAACACGCCGGATGGCAGAGATACAAGCTGTCTCACTCTGCAAATCAGTGGGTAGAAGACCCTGAGATGGATGACCGTCCGGCCTACACCTTCTACACGGGTGAGGAGAAGGAGGAAGAGCGTGACCTGACCCGTCAGATCTTCAACGGCGTCTATTCAAAGAACTTTCCGCCCTCTCTCAAGGAAAGTGTGGAAAAGCGCGGCAAGAAGATTCTGAACATCCTGATGGCCTCGGCGTCGGGCGCGGAAGGCATTACGCTCACCAATGTCCGCCATGTTCACATTATGGAACCGCACTGGACTCCGGCTCGCCACGATCAGGTCATTGGTCGTGCGATTCGCATTTGCTCTCACGCCACCCTTCCGATGGACGAGCGCACAGTCAAGGTCAGTTTTTACATTTCCGTCTTTACGGAGGATCAGATGAAATCCGCAGAATACCCGAACATTGTGGCCATTCGTCGTAACGATATGGTCACAAAGCGCTATGAGGGCGACCCTGTGGAGACATTCATGTCCACGGATGAATACTTGTATGAAACGGCATATGAAAAGGAGCGCATTGGTCAGCGAATGTCTCTGTTGCTGAAGGAGTCAGCGGTGGATTGCGAGATTCACCGAAAGCTCCACTCTCGCGAACGCCCGCAGGTGTCCTGTATGCGATTTGACAGCACCACAACCGGAGAGGACTTGGCCTTCAAGCCGAACATCAAGAGTGAAGATTTGGATGCCACTGTTTTGCGCAACACATCCAAGAAGCACCGTCGTCTGCAGAAAGTGCTCATCAAGGGCATTTCACTCATTATTGATCCGAATACAAAGGAAGTGTTTGATGGACCTGCGTGGGACGACCATCAGCGCCTGCTGCGAATGGGAGTTATGATGTCACCAACTTCAATCCGGTTTCTGCTTTAACATCCTCCAGCCAAGACGCACACACCTCGTTCCACGTCTTGAAGGTGTAGGCAGCTGCGGCCTTCTTGAACTGAGGAAGGGCGGCGATCATGCGTTCCATCTCATCCGCAAGGTCCTTGTAGCTGAAGCTCGGGGCCCACAGTCCAAGCGGCATGGTGCCTGAGTAATAGACGCGGTCTCCAGGCTTGACGAATCCACACACTGTCTCGTCCATGAAGGAACGATAGGTTCCAATGTCCGTCACAATCTGCGGTGCACCCGTATACAGGTGCTCAATCTGACAAAGCCCGAATCCCTCTCCATCGGAGGTGTTCACGCCAATGTCCGCAGCATTGTAAATCTCGTTAATGGCGGAATCAGGCACGGCCTTTGCCGACGTATCCACCAGCATAAGCCGCTTGGCAAAGTCCTCGGGTTTGAGGCCACGACGCTGGATCTCTGTCGTGAAGATTCGGCTAATGTCGTAATAGGCGCCTTGCTGAGCATTGAGACCCGTGACAATCATGAAGTAGTACGGCTTCGTGGGATCACGAGCAAGAAGCTCCACGAATCCCATGACGGCAAGATCGTGACGCTTCCGTTGGCTGTTGCGATTTGCATTCACCATGAGAACGGCATTGAACGGCAGGCCCATCGTCGCCCGAATGGTGGTTCGGACTCCATCAGGAAGCTTGGAAAACAGTGTCGTATCCACTGCATTCTCCAGTGTGCGGACATCGGGAAACTCGCCGTATGTCTTGAAGACGTCCGTCCAATACTGCGTAAAGCAATAGACACGGTGGGCATTCGTGCGAATCGTATCGGCCAGCTGAGGAGCAATGCCCTCGTAGACCTGATCCACGTAGACCCACAGCTTATACGGCGACGTCTCCTTGGTGTACTTCATGGCCTCCACGAATCGGTGAATAATCAGAGGGTCATTGTAGATCATGACTACATCGGGGTTGACCATCTCCAAGTATTCGTGAATCTTGTTGAATCCAAAGCCCTCCTCCTTCGGATCCTCGTTTGCAGCTGCATCGTAGGCGACGACACCTGACGGCACCGTGCGAATGTTTCCGCGAGACGGATGGCGCTGAAACCCAAAATGATAGGTCTTGATTGCTGGGGCCAGCTTTCCAAGCTGCTTGAGAAGATTGAAGACGACCTTGGAATACCCCGTTGTCTGATCTACGTGCGTGCTGATAAGAACAAACCGCATTATGTTCTTAGTCTTTTCTCTCCGTAAACCATAATGCCCGTCCTGCGTCCGTCGGGATCTGATTTCACATCGTTCGTCAAGGCAGCTGCGCAGTATGTTGCGCCCGGACGTACTGCTAAGGTCTCCAAATCTGGTGGTGTACCCGTGGCTCTACCTGGATTAGGCGCTATCATCCGCACGTCGCAGGTGGGTGCATTGGCGTCGCCCACGACAAGCGCGGTGATCATTAATGGTGTGACACCCCCGGCGGCAGTTGCTGCGGCAGTCGCAGTAGTGATTAGAGTGCTTCTAGGCATCGTGACAACACTTGCGGGTAGCACCTCAGGGTCCTCAAACGGCACGGGTACGGGCGCGAGCTTCAACCAGCCGCATGGAGTCACCGTGATTCCCTCGACCGGCGACATCATCGTGGCCGACACAAACAACCATCGCATCCGGCTTGTGACACCAGGTGGCGTCGTCACGACACTCGCGGGCAGCGGCCAGGCCTTCGCCGACGGCACGGGTGCAGCCGCAAGCTTCAACAGCCCGTGGGGAGTCGCCGTGATCCCCTCGAGCGGCGTGATCGTTGTGGCCGACCACGCGAACCATCGCATCCGACTTGTGACGTATCCCGGAGGGGTGGTGACCACGCTTGCGGGCAGCGGCCAGGCCTTCGCCGACGGCACGGGTGCAGCCGCAAGCTTCAACAGTCCGACTGCAGTCGCCGTGATCCCCTCGAGCGGCGTCATCGTCGTGGCCGACTTGTCAAACCATCGCATCCGGTTGGTAACACCGGGCGGTGTCGTCACCACGCTCGCGGGCAGCGGGACTCCCGCATTTGCCAACGGCACAGGCACAGGAGCGAGCTTCAACGGCCCATACGGAGTCGCCGTTCTTCCAGATGGTAATATTGTCGTGGCTGATCAGACTAACCACCGCATTCGACTTGTGACACCCGGAGGTGTGGTCACCACACTTGCGGGCAGCGGCAGTCCCGCATTCGTCGACGGCACAGGAACGGCTGCGAGCTTCTACTACCCGACTGGAGTCGCTGTGACCTCGACTGGCGATATCGTCGTGGCAGACCAATCTAACCACCGCATTCGACTTGTGACGTATCCCGGAGGGGTGGTGACCACACTTGCGGGCGGGGGCGCGGGTTCCGCCGACGGCACGGGCACGGGCGCGAACTTCAACAATCCTGCTTCAGTCGCCTTGAACCCGTTGACCGGCACGATCGTTGTGGCCGACACAAACAACCACCGTATCCGTTTGATAGTGTAATGACTACCTATTTAGTCTAGTCGTGAATTATGTTGTCCCAAAGTAACAATGCCCGTCCTGCGCCCATCTGGGTCGGACTTCACATCCTTCGTCAAGGCAGCTGCACAGTATGTTGCACCTGGACGTACTGCTAAGGTATCTAAGTCCGGTGGTGTACCCGTGGCCCTACCTGGATTAGGTGCTATTGTCCGCACATCACAGGTGGGTGCATTGGCGTCGCCCACGACGAGCGCGGTGATCATTAATGGAGTGACATCACCGGCGGCGGTGGTGGCAGCAGTGATTAGAGTGCTTCTAGGCATTGTGACAACACTTGGGTCCGCGAGCTTCAGCTACCCGGCAGGAGTCGCCGTGATCCCCTCGAGCGGCGTTATTGTCGTGGCCGACCAGTACAGCCACTGCATTCGGCTTGTGACTCCTCTCGGCGTTGTCACCACGCTTGCAGGTAGCGGCAGCATCGCCTTTGCTGACGGCACTGGCACGGGTGCGAGCTTCAACTACCCGGCAGCAGTCGCGATGATCCCCTCGACCGGCGACATCGTTGTGTCCGACACAAACAACCATCGCATCCGGTTGGTAACACCGGGCGGTGTTGTCACCACGCTCGCGGGCAGCGGCACTGCCCAGTTTGCCGACGGCACGGGTCCGGCAGCGAGCTTCTACTTCCCGTATGGAGTCGCCGTGACCTCGACCGGCGTGATTGTTGTTGCGGACACTGGCAACAACCGCATCCGGCTCGTGAACCCCACCTCGGGCGTTGTCACCACACTCGCGGGCAATGACACTGGCACATTCGCTGACGGCACGGGCGCGGCCGCGAGATTCAACG